TCGGCTGACTGGCTGGCGGGCGCCTTGCGGGCGTTCGGCAGCTCGATCTCACCGTTGGCGGCTTCGTACAGTCGGACAGCGGCTTCGAAACGCTCTTGCATTGGTTTGCCCTGCCATTTCGGCTGGGCGCGCAAGAACTGGTCGTAGTCGGCGACTTCGTTGAATGCCGCGGGGTCTGCGGTACGGATATGCAAAAGCTTGGGGATTGTCGAGATGGCATCTTCGACCGATACCTGATGCTGGATTTGACTTTCGCGCTCTGATTGCGCGGCTAGGGGCTTGACGCGCCCCAGCTCCTCGTCCAGTTCGGTAATGGTGGACATCAAGGCCTTGAGGGTCTTGGCGACCGTGGGCGACTCCTCTTCCATCTGCGCCAACAATTCGGCGTCGACGATTTCGGATAGGTCGCGGGTCTTGACCGATTCTCCGGTAGCCTTGGCTTGCTTCAGGAGTTCGACCTGTTCGGTCAGTTCCTGCGCCATGCGTTCGGCGCGGATACGGTCTTCCCGTTCCTTGGCCAGCACGGAGTATGGGATTTCGTGCTTGCCATCTTTGCTTTTGACTACAGCTTTGTCGGGATCAGGTTCCAGGCCTTCGGCGCCTTCTTCCTTGGCCGGCTTTGCGGCTTCGGTGGTGGCCGTGCCTGCCTCTTCGGCTGGCTTTGCCTTGTCCGGATCGTCCTCGGTGGTGCTTGGCGCGGCACCGGTACTATCGCCTTCTGTCGAGGGTTGAGCGGGCTCCTTCTGGACGATCTTCCCGTCCACGCCGAGCGCGTCAAGGTCGATGTCTTCAGGCATGCTCAAGGGATCCTTCAGATACTGATCAAGCTGGTTTTCCGTACTCATCTACACACTCCTAGTTCTCGGATAGGTCCGAAACGAAAAAAGCCCCAGCCGGTATCCCGGTGGGGCGTTGGGGTTGCACGTATCCCTGTGCTGGGTAAATTCTTTAGGTCTGGCTGATCTCTTCGATCAGCTGCTGCACGTCGCCGGCCAACTGCTCCAGGCGACCATCGCCGGATGCGGCCATGGCGGCGCGCTTGTTCTCGCCATCCTGGCGGATACGCTCTTTCTCGAGCTCGGTTTCCTGCTGTATGCGGGCCTTCTCGATCTCGATAGCGCTGTTGTCCTGCGGCGCCGCGGGCTGGGCAGACTGATCGGGCTGCGCCGTCTTGGCAGCTTCCGCTTCCAGCTTCCTGGCGCGTGCCTGGCGCTCGGCGATCTCGGCCTGGGCCTTGGCTTGTTCCAGTTGCGCCGCTTGGGCCTGCGCCTGCTGGGTGGCCTGTTCAGCCTGCTGCGCTTCGGGGCTGTTGGGGTCCGCCACGATGCCCAGCTGCTTGCGCAGGAACTCGGCCATTTCCTTGCGGCGGCTGAAGTCGGACATTTCCAGGGCGAACGGCACGAGAAGCGCCTGGTACTCGGGCGGCATGGATTTCAATATCTCGGCGAACTGCCCAAACTGCTGCTGACGGTACGTGGCGGTCGACGGGACATCCGACAGCGCCACCTTGACCGGTGCCGTCTGGACGTCGTTTTCCTTGTATTGCTGGCCGGTTTCGGGATTCTGGCGCGGGATGTTGACGATGATTCGGCGCTTGGCCGTGCCGTTGTCCACCAGAACCTCTGTTTGGTGGATCATGTCTTCCTTAATAAGCTCCAGCAGCGCTTCGCCCACGCCGCGGCGGGCCAGGCGGTAGTTGTCGTTGATCTCGGCCAGCGTGGTCACGCCCTGCTCTACCAGCGACTGAATGGCAAGGCCCGAGCTTGCGTTGGACTGCTGGCCCATCAGCGCCGCATAGACGCCGGCGGCTTCCTGGATCGCTTGCTTGCGCTCCTGCATGATCCTGAACTGCTGATCACTCAGTTGCATGTTTTCGTCGACCTGAATCCCACCGTTTTTATTGACACGGTTCTGATTCATGACAACGAACGCGTCAGCCTGCCCAAGCTCACGGCTCACGTCGCTGATCGTGTTGTACTGCGGGTCCACCGCATCGCTGTCCACCTTGACGCGGCGGGCATTAAGCAACCACATCATCTTGGCTGCCCGGGCATTGATTTCGTCCTGGGGCGACAGCATGGAGCGAATCAGGCCATACGGGACACCGGTTAAGTCCTCGCGGTAACCGAAAAAGGGAATGTAGGGAAAACGCCGCTTGTTCGTGGCGATATCCTGGACGCGGATGGGGCCGATATAGAAGGCGCAGCGGATTCGGTCAAAGACAGAAATCTGCGGCTGGACAGCGCCAGCAGCGACCACCGCACGATGGTAGGGATTTCTCGCGTTGAACTCGATCACGCGCCCGCCCGGAAGCTTGAGCACGAGGCCCCGAACCCAGACCCGGTACCAGACCTCGAAACACGTCACGCGGTTGCGCGTGGTGTCGCGCCATTCCAGATCGTCCCAGCTGGTCCTCAAGCCCTGATCAATGGAATGCATCAAGTCCGCTGACATTCTGGCGTCGAACGTTAAGCGGTGCGCCCAGTCGGGCCAATGGCCGGCAGACTGGATCACTTCCTTGTGGCGAGGGAAGAACGCGGCGATGTGGTCGGCATCGAACTGCTTTTTACGCACCACGTAGCGCGCATCGGACCAGTCCGGCCGGCGGCAATGCCAGTCCCAGAAGAGTTCCGAGCGGTGTATATAGGCGACCCGATACGGGTAGCGGAAGGGATTGCTCTCGCGCGACACCTCGACGGCGCCAAAGCCTGCCTTGATCAGCGCAGCATAGGCGTCCGATGTCGCCCGGTCGGCCTGGGTTTCCCGCTCTACCTCGTGCATCTTGGCCGACAGCGCCTCTGCAACATCCCCGTACTTGTCGTCATCCGCGCCAACTTGCCAATCGGTACGCGTCTTGGCTTCCATGCCCAGCACAGCGTTAACAGTGGGCGCAATGAGATTGGTGGTGAGCTCGCCCAGGCCCAGTTGCTCGCGCAGGTCCAGCGCCTCGGCCGAGAGCTGGTTATTGTCGTAGTAATCGCAGCACTTGTCGGCTTCGCGGCGCCATTGAGGCTGATTGCGGATTTCGTCCAGCCAACGTTCCAGTTGCAGCACTGACAGCGCATTCGGGTCCGGCTTCGCTTTGTCATAGGCGAACGCCGTCTGGCCGGCCGGCTCGTCGTCGAGCAGTCGGAATCCAGTCACTGCATGGGTCATGATCGCCAGTTTTGCCTATGTATTCGGAAGTTTTCGGGGACGTTGTTGCGGGCGTAGCGCAGCATCATGATGCCGCCGCGGCTCGCGTCGATCGCGTCATCCTTTTGTTTGACGATGACACCCTCCTTTCGGTGGTAAATCCGGTACTCGGACAGCCAGTCTTCGCAGTTGGAGAACACCTTGAACTGGCCCTTGACCATGCGGTTGAGCATGATCTGGATGCCTGGTTCGACGCCGATCGAGCCATCCTCGAACTGGGAGCGCTCGGGCAGCATGTTCAAGCCTTCATCCCGATAGGTGTCGCGCATGGGCACGCCGGTATCCTTCTGCGTCTGCAAGGCATCGTGCGGCCAGGCCACCGGAATCCAGGCGCCCCGAGCTTTGATGGCGCTCGCATGGACAGCGGGAACCTGCTCCGCCTGCTTGTACACGTCGTACAGGTACACGATATCGGCATCACGGTTGTGCGCCAGCCAGACCGCAGCGGTCGGGTGCTCCCATCCAAGGTCCAAGCCGCAGATGCGGGGCCAATCATCCGGGATGGAAAACGAGGTTACTACGATCTGCGACTCGGCGACCGGGAACACCGCGCCGGAGCCCAACACTGGCTTGCCGTAGGCGCGCGCTTCACGCTCGTGCCGCGGATAGCTGGCGACAATCGCGTCGGCCTGCTCCTTCGTGTAATGGCCAACGTCATAGATACCCATGAAGACAGTGATAGTTCCTTCGACCTTGTCGATCAGGAATCTCATCACTGTCTGGCTCATGCCCTTGAGCGGTGTGAAGGTCATGTACACCGGGCCCAATGTCGTGTTCGTGCGCGTCAGTGCTTCGGTGTATATCTCGTAGGGCGGTTCCTCATCCAGCCATGCGTAATCAAGGGTGTCCGCCTGAAATTTCTCCCGACCTTGGTCATAGGATTTCAGGGACAACACCGACTCGCCGGCTTGAACATCTCCACCGCCACCATGACGAACGACGATATGGGATATGGCGTTCGGCACGCCCGCGCGCGGCTTGAGTTCTTTGATCGCATCACGGGGGATCGCCGCAGTGCCGTACTCAGACACGACGCCGGGACGGCCAAGCAATAGGCGCTGAATGCCGTCTCGTGTCAATTCTGACGTGACCGATGCCGCTAGACCCGCTGTTGGACGCTCAAAAGCCTTTCCTTCCCACCATGCCGGATACCTTCCGGTCATGTGCATGGCCGTTTCCATGGCCGCGCTGAAGGTCTTGCCGGACTGGTTAGCTGCCGACAGCAGCCGTTCGCGGTACTTCGACCCTAAAGCATGAAACTCGCGCTGCCTTTCATAGGGCCGGTAGTAATTGATCCGGTTCTGCCTGGCACGGCGGGCTTTCTCCAGTATTGCCGCAGCCAAGTTGCCTTTTGGCGTATCAGGTAGCCGATACATCCTTCAGAACTTCCTCGGGCGTCTTACCTTCCAACTTGGCCAGCTCGGATAGTCCATCGGCGATCATCTTCGTCAGCGTGTCATCCGTCGCGACGGTCAATTTCGATTCTGGATCGACCTTCACGTCCAACTTATCGCCATAGACGCGGGGCTTGAGCTTGGAGGCCACCCATTTGCGCGCATCGACCCGCAAGCGCGCGGCATTGACCTCGGCAGCGCTCTTGCCCGAAGCACCGTCCGCGATGTCGGTAATTTCGTCGGCGAGCGTATCGGCCTGATCTTCTCGCGCGCGCATGTACATGTCTGAGAATGCAGGGTTTTCTGCCCTCCATTTCATAACGGTCGCGTAGGAAGGCATACCAGCTTTGCGGCAAATTTTCGTGAGCGGCTGTCCCTCAGCCAGTGCAGCGCATATCTTCCTGGCCAGCTCATCGCGATACTTGCTTGGTCG